TCCCGCTCTTCGCCTTTCGCTCCATCCCGACCTTGGTCCGCTCTACGATCGTCGCGTGTTCGAACTCAGCGAAGACGCCCAGCATCTGGAGCATCATCTTGCCGGCCGCGTTGGCGGTGTCGAAGGGCTCGGTGATAGACTTCAAAACGACGCCGTACTTCGTGAGCTCGTCCACCATCAGGGCGAGCTCGCGGACCTTGCGCGACAGACGGTCGACACGGAAGACCAGCAGCGTGTCAAAGGCCTGGGCCTCGGCGTCGAAGAGCATCTCCTCGAGGCCGGGGCGGTTCATGTGGGTGCCGGATTCGGTGTCGCGGTAGAGCTTGTGTAGGCGCCAGTCGTCGCCCCACTGGGCCTTGCAGTAGGCCTCCAGCCGTTCGGACTGGGCGCCGAGGGAGTATTTCTGGTGGTCCTCGTCGGTGGAGATCCGGGTGTAGAAGGACACCCGGTGCGGGGCTTCGCGCCGGTCAGACATGGCGGCCCCCGAGGGGCCGGGCGTCAGGGGCGCCCGCTCGGCCGACGCTGGTTGGAATTCGTTCTCGCAAATGTAACCTCCCGTATTGCATGCAGTTGTGGCGTATTTCGCCTCATTCAGTCCTACCTCGCGCCCCGCTGGACATCAAGGCATTCCCACCTTGGGAAAGGGCCGTGGGAGCCCGGGATGCGGGACAATTGAAAGTGCATGCTCTCCTGGCTTGACACCTAACGGGCGTTAGGCGATTCTCCCCGGATTCTGCCAAGGGAGGAGACCCCGAATGCCCCAACCAGACTCAAGAGCGGTTACGCCCCGGCAGCAGGAAGTCCTGGATTGGGTGAAAGCCTTCATTCGCGACCACAGCATGCCGCCGACGGTGCGGGAGATCGGAGCCGCTTTCGGCATCAAGAGCTCGAGCGTCTTCGACCTGCTGAAGGCGCTGGAACAGAAGGGGCACGTACGACGGGGTGACCTGGGAGCCCGCTCGTTGATCGTCAAGGGGCGCGGCCGACGCCATGAGTGCGGCTGTGAGGAGGTCCGCGTCGTTGGACGCGTCCGTGCCGGCGCACCTATCGAGGCGATCGAGGACGACTGCGGCACCATCGCCGTGAAACGGGATCTGCTCCGTGGGCGCGAATCCTTCGCCTTGAAAGTGGAGGGATGCAGCATGGTCGAAGCGGGGATTCTCGACGGCGATTACGTGGTCGTTCGAAAGCAGGAGACGGCGGACGACGGCGACATCGTCGTGGCACTCATCGAGAACGAGGCCACCCTGAAGCGTTTCTATCGGGACGCGAACGGAGTTCGACTCGAGCCGGCCAATCAGGAGATGTCTGCAATCCGAGTGCAGACGGGTGAATTTGCGATTCAGGGGACCGTCGTCAGCGTGATGAGGGTGATGGACAAGACGTCGTAGGAGGCGAAGAGATGCCGCGGCTCAGGTTCAAGAACTTCAGTGATCTCGGGTTTATTCAGGGAATCGACAAGCCGCAGCACTTTGGGGCGCTCCTTGCCGGACACAGGGATTTCTTCGATCGTCAGGGTGTCGATATCTCGACACTCAAGAACGACGACGCCACCGATCGCCGACTTCTGAAGGTTTTCACGCAGCCCAATGAGGATATGCCGGCGGATCTACTCGAGGCTCTCTACGTGCTCGATGATCTCGCCGACGAGGCGGGGCACGACCGGATTCTGGAAGAGGCCAAGCGGCAGGGGATCTCACTCGACGGCCGCGGTCTCACGCCGGGTGAGTTCGCCATTGTTGTCCAATGCGAGCATCCCGGTCTCGTCAGGTTGTGCCATGAAAAGACGATCAACCAGAAGATCAAGAATTACCAGGAGTACCAGGCCAGGAAGGCCGGCAAGCTGACTAGTGAAACCGCAAAGCGGAAGACCAAGGAGCTTGAGGCGGCCCTTGTGCCCTGGTTCGATTCGAACAACCGCAGCTCGGCCTGTGAGATCTACCCCTACGAGGAGCGCGGGGAGATCAAGTTCATCGTCACCCACGGTAGACCCGTGCGAACCGAGGGGAGCATCGACAAGAAGCTGAAGCGGTCGCGGGTGGCTTATCGCCCCCAGAAGCACGACTCGGTGATCTACGACAACCGGCTCGGCGTCCTGAGGATTAACGCCCAGACCATCGGCGAGAAGGATCTGTATCGAGCGACCTTCGGCAAGATCCTCTTCGGGGACACAGACCATTTCCCCGCCGGCGATATCTACACCCTGGCCCCGCTGAAGCGGGGTGCGAACGCGCTGCGACTGGTTTCGGGCGTGGAGTCTGTCCGGCTCGCCGAGGTGTGGATTGAGGTCGACAACAATCAGCACTTCGTTCAGATCTCGAAGGCCTACGATCTGATGGAGAGCATCACCCGGCATGGGCGGCCCAATCTCAATGAAGGCCGCATGGTCCGTGCATCTTTTCTCATCAAGTACTCGAGTGGTGGGCGTCCACGGAAGCTGGAACTCCGACCGACAAATGTGGCCATCTACGACCGGGACCGCGACGGTGATCCCGCCGAGGCCTTCCTGCGCACGAACGGCTATTTGAAGATCAAGGCAGACGGCGATGACCCCGGTGCTTGATCTGTCCCGGTTCTGGGAACTTCTTGAGACGAATTTCCCCCTGGCGGGACCGCGAAGCGAGCTGCGTACCCGTCTGGGCTGTGACGAGGTTACTGCGCTCGAATTGGGTCAGGTCTTGGCCTACCTCCGCATCGCCGACGCCGTCGCCTGTCCTCATCCCGGTGGACCAGGTTGTCCGCGTCAAGTGATCCAACTCAGCGACGGCCGTTTCCAAGGCATCTGCGGGAACGATCCGTCCGAGTGTGAGGACGTCGATCTACAGCAGGATGATGTCGAGGTCATGGGAGTGGATCCGGAGCACCTTTGCGAAGCCCTGCGTTGGCCCCTGTGCATTGGCGGGAGAGTTGAGCCGATCCCTGGTCTTCGAAACGTGTTCCGAGCAGGGACATTGAAGCCGGATCCAGCGACCAGGCATTTGATCTACCTGGTGGTCCGTTCTTCCGAGCACGAGTACACCGAAGCCTTCGACGCACTCCGGTCACAGATGGAGGGCCAGAGCTTCGCGGTTCTGGTGCCTACGGACCGTTTCATTGACTCAAGTTCGATCCGTCAGATGGGTACTCTCGGCGTTCCCATCATCGGGCTCCAGGGCCTTGTCGACGTGGAACCGACCGGACATTTGGTTACGTCTGCGGATGTACTGGATCTCTTCGGCGGCATTGGCCGTCGCGCCACATCCGGCGCGGCAATCTCGGCGCCGATTGTGGCGCAGGTCCACACTGGTCGGGGGTGGCAGGGACTCGACGATGCCGGCTACAAACGACTCCTGGAGGCGGTTGAGGACTTCGACATCATGGCCGACGAGCGGAGCGGGACTGTGTGGAAGCGCGAAAAGGAGGGAGCGCCGCACGTGCGGGCAGATGGCATCCAGTCATCTTATTTCCATATGATCCGCTTCGCGGTGGATAAGATCGGCTATTTCGACCCTGAGGTTCACGGCCCAGACGACCGGGCGGCCGGCAAGCAGACGTTCCAGCGAGCCCGCAAAGCCATCGATGTGAAGCACAAAGCGGAGAGCGGCCGCGTGGAATGGCGCCTGTTCAAGACGCGGAAGGTCGACGACCACGCCGAATATCAGTTCGAGCCCGACCCCGACTACCGTTACGCCCTGATATTCCTGCCTCGTAACTGATTTAGATCCAAAGTCCCGCCGCCTTTCTTCCAAATACAGTCCGGATACACGCTGCATCCGCTCCAGAGACAGAGCGCCCCTTCATCTTGCCCGTCGACGAGCAAACGCTTCACGACGGAAGGAGATCCAATGAAGGAATGGCGCTGCATCCGCTGCAACAAGCTGCTCGCCGTCATTGACGGCGACCGGCTACACATCCGCTTCGCCCGTGGCCACGAGTACCTCGTCGGGTACCCGGTGACCAGCGTGTGCCGGAGCTGCCGAACCCTGAACGAGCTCCGTGACGGAAACTCGATTGCTGCCCCCAGCAAGGGCAGTGCGTCGACCAACGCGATCTAGCTACAAGTACTTCGAGGCGCTCGACGCCCTGATCGGCCAGTAGGAGGCGCCAGACGCCCGGCCAGTAAGGCCCGGGCGTCATGGCGACCACGTCGAAGGATCAAGATCGTGAGCGGCTTGAACAGGAAATTCAGACCAAGGAGTACCAGGAGCTCCTCAACAACCTGCAGGTGCGCTCCCAGTTTCTGCGGCGGTTCGGTACGTGGGGGGAGGTGATCGCGTTCATGCGGGCGGGCTCGTCGTGCGACCAGCGCAAGGACGAAATCCTCCGCCCCATCTTCGAGTCCCACGGCGAAGACGGGGACCCGCGCTGGCGCACTCTCCTGATGACGATCTTCTGGCCGGCATTGAAGTCAATCCACGGCAAGAAGCGTCGTTGGGATACGGACGCGGACGAGCTCTGGCACAACGTCGTCTGGACTTTCCTGAAGGTGATCTGCCGGGTCAACGTCGAGCGACGTCCGGACCGATTGGTCCAGAAGGTCTACTGCGAGACCGTTCATCATCTGTACGACGAGTACCAGCGCAACTGGACCCGTGCGAAACGCGAGATGGCGATGGACCCGGCCGAGATCGATGGCTTGGGCGGTTCTGTTGAGGGGCTCGATTTCGAAGGCATGGATCTACGGAAAGTCCACGAGCGGAATGTCGCCCGGCTCCGGAAACACATGGAGGCCGGGCGGATCACCGAGGCGGACTTCCTGCTGCTGGTCGGCACGCGCCTTTACCGCCAGTCGATCGCGGAATACGCCCGCAGCGTGGGCGTCAACACCGAGGCAGCCAAGAAGCGTCGCCAACGCGCTGAGGCAGCCATCCTCAACTACGAGAACGACCTGCGATGATCAATCCCGGGCGTGTCCCCACCGGGGGCGCGCCCCCCCCCTTTGTCGGTTAGGGAAGACTGGAAACGATGCCCAGGGAAGCGAGGAAAACATGATCTCCAAGTCCGAGGCCCGTGACCTGATCAACGACCTCTTCGAGGAAGAGGCGCTGGTCATCGGCGGTCTGGTGGCGGTCCACGTGGTGGACGACGACCTGGTATGGCGTCTTGTCAAGAGCCTCGACGTGATCCGCGGCAAGATCCTCCGGCGGATCGAGGACGAGGAATCGGAACGCGAAATCACACACCAGAGCCACGGGCCCAACCTCAAGCCGCACCCGGCCATCGAAGACTTCCTGCTCTCGCTGAGGCGGGCATAACCGTGGGCACGCCTCCGCAAATGGAATTTAGGCGGCACTTCCACACGCTGTCAGACAAGGACGCAGAAACGGTGGTCCAGACCGTAGCCGACCTCATCATCGGCTACCTGAAGCGGAATCCAGGCGTGGGAGGCCCAGCGCCCGCGCAATCCGGCACCGAAATCCAGAACCCGGACGATCTGCAGAAGGAGACACAGGCATGAGTATCCCCTCGGTATTCCGTAAGCGTCGCAACGAGAGCGGCGACCTTGTCGACGACCTGGGCTTTCTGATCCAAGAGCCCGCCGACGTCTACCACGCCCAGGCCGGCAAGAACCTGTCCAGTCACATGCTGGCCGAGTTCCGCCGCAACCCGCTGCTCTTCCACAAGAAGGAACTCGGGCTGGTGCAGGACCAGGATCGGCCGGCATACGTCGTCGGGCGGGCCGCGCATGTCCTGATCCTCGAAGGCCGCGAGGTCTACGACCAGACCTACGCCTTCGGCGGGCCGATCAACCCCAAGACCGGCCAGCCGTTCGGAAGCCGCACGAAGGCGTTCCAGGATTGGGCGGACGAGCAGGGCAAGCCCGTACTCGATGACGACCAGGCGGCCTTGATCGAAAGCCTCAATGCGTCGGTGCAGGCCCACAAGCACGCCTCGGCTCTTCTGGCTGACGGTATCCCCGAGGGCGTTGTGCGAGCGGAGTACTGCGGTCTGCCGTGCCAAGCGCGCATGGACTGGCTGAATCCCGAACGCGGGATCGTCGACCTGAAGACCTGCGACAACATCGACTGGCTCCAGACGGATGCGCGCGGCTACGGCTACGCCTACCAGCTGGCTTTCTACCGCTCCCTGGTCGCCGGCGTCACGGGCATGAACCTCCCTGTCTACATGATCGCCGTGGAGAAGCGCGAACCGCACCGCTGCGGTGTTTGGCGGATCAGCGAGGAGGTTCTCGGGCTCGCCCAAAAGGAGAACGAGGAAGGCATCGCGCGCCTGATGGACTGCCGAGAGCGGAACGAGTGGCTCACCGGCTACGAAGACATCCGCGAATTCGACTGGATTTAGACGACAAGGGGAGCGGGCGGAATGGCGTGACGCGCTGTCGCCCGAGCGCGTCGGGACTCCCTGGGTCCGCCCGCTTCCCGACCAATCTCAACCGAAAAGGAGATGCGACCGTGAAACTCTTGGAACAGGTCACCAGCGGACGCAGTCCGGCCCCACGGCGGGTGATGATATTCGGTACCCACGGCGTCGGGAAATCGACATTCGCTTCGTGCGCGCCGAAGCCCGTGTTCATCCAGACCGAGGACGGCCTGGGTGAAATCAACTGCGCCAAGTTCCCGCTGACCACCACGTTCGATCAGGCCATACAGGCCCTGTCGGAGCTCTACACCGACGCGCACCCCTATCGAACTGTCGTGATCGATTCGCTGGACTGGCTCGAGCGCCTGATCTGGGCCGACGTCTGCCGCAAGCGGAACGTCGAGAGCATCGAGGAGATCGGCTACGCCAAGGGCTACGTGTTCGCCCTGTCACAGTGGCGCGAGTTCATGGAGGGGCTGTCGGCGCTGCGCAGCGACAAGGGCATGACGACGATTCTGATCTCCCATGCCCGGATCGAGCGCTTCGAGAACCCCGAGACCGATAGCTACGACCGCTACGTGCCGCGCCTGCACCGCCTGGCATCGCAGGTCCTGCAGGAGTGGTGCGACGAGGTCCTGTTCGCCACGTTCAAAGTCTTCACCAAGCAGACCGACGAGGGCTTCGACCGCAAGCGCAACCAGGGCATCGGCACCGGCGAGCGCGTCTTGCGCACGGTCGAGCGCCCCGCCCACGTGGCCAAGAACCGCCTGAGTCTCCCCGAAGAGATGCCGCTGGACTGGAACGTCTACGCCCAGCACATGACCACCGAACCGATCAGCACGCCCCAGGGCGGCAAGAGCAAAGGAGCGAAGTAGCCATGGCGAATCTCAATGGCTTCGATGCCAACAACGTCGATCCCGCGACCGATTTCGAGCCGCTGCCGGCGGGCAAGTACATCGCCATCATCACCGACTCGCAGATGAAGCCGACCAAGAGCGGTGCCGGCCACTACCTCGAGTTGACGTTCCAGGTCATCGACGGCCCGTTCAAGAACCGGCTGCTGTGGTCCCGGCTCAACCTGGACAACCCGAACCGGCAGGCCGTCCAGATCGCCCAGGGCGAGTTGTCGGCCCTCTGCCGCGCGATCGGCGTGCTGCAGCCCAAGGATTCGATCGAACTGCACAACCTGCCCCTGCAGATCACGGTGAAATGCAAGAAGCGCGATGACACCGGCGACGTGGTCAACGAGATCCGCGGCTACGCCCGCAAGGACGCCGCCGCGGGCGTGCCCCAGCAGGAGGCGACCAGCACCCCGCCCTGGGCCCGCCGATGATCGAGATCGAGCTGCCGTTTCCGCCGTCGGTCAACCACTACTACCGGCGCGTTGGTCCACGGACGCTCATCAGCCGCGAGGGGCGCAGGTTCCGTGAACGGGTCTGCGCCATCCTCGCCGAGCTCGGGGTTGGCGGCTTGCGGGGGCCGCTGCGCATGGAGATCGAAGTCTACCCGCCCAATCACCAGCGTCGCGATGCCGACAATTTGCAAAAGGCCCTTCTTGATGCGCTCCAGCACGGCGGCCTGTACGCCGACGATAGCCAGATCAAGAAGCTGAACATCGAGATGTGCGGGTGCGTCCGCGGCGGCCGCACTCTGGTGCGCCTGGAGGAAGTTCAGAATGCTTGAGCTCAGGCCCTACCAGCACGAGGCGGTGGCTGCGATCTACCGCCACCTGCGCGAACGCGACGACAACCCCTGCGTGGTGATCCCGACCGGCGGCGGGAAGACGCCGGTCATGGCCACGGTCTGCCGGGATGCCGTGGGCCGCTGGGGCGGGCGCGTCCTGATCCTGGCCCATGTCAAGGAGCTGCTCGAGCAGGCGCTGGACAAGATCCATGTCGTCGCTCCCGAGATGTGGATGAAGACTGGGATCTACTCGGCGGGACTGAAGAGTCGGGACACCGAGCATCCGATCATCATCGCCGGCATCCAGTCGGTCTACCGGCGGGCTTGCGAGCTCGACGCCTTCGACCTGGTGATCATCGACGAGGCGCACATGCTTCCCCCGGACGGCGAAGGGATGTACCGGACTTTCCTGGAGGATGCCCGCAAGGTGAACCCGAACCTGCGGGTGATCGGCCTGACGGCGACACCGTTTCGGATGAAGAGCGGGATGATCTGCGAGCCCGGCAATGTCCTGAACGAGGTCTGCTACGAGATCGGTGTGAAGGAGCTGATCGTTCAGGGCTATCTCTGTCCGTTGATCACCAAGGGGTGCGCCCAGCCACTGGACACTTCGGGTCTGCATGTGCGTGCGGGCGAGTTCGTGGCCGGCGAGGCCGAGGACCTCATGGACACCGACGAACTCGTCGAGTCGGCCTGCCGGGAGATCGTCGAGCAGACCCAG